GATATTGTTTTTTGGAGAGGACGATATGACAATACCTCCCCAAAGTTTTACTGATTTATCAGCTAAATATATATCCTATAAATGTATATCAGGAAGCATTTTACTCTTTAAAAGTAACATAAATCATAGTACAAATAGTCAAAAAAGCAATGAAAAAATAACTATTTCATTCAACTTGAATTACAAGAAGAATTAATATATAAGGAGAAACATTATGGCACATTTTGCAAAACTAGGAGCTAACAGTAAAGTTATTCAAGTACTTACTTTGAATAATGGTGATATGTTAAACGCTGATGGCGTTGAAGATGAAACAGTAGGACAACAATATTTAGAGACACATAATAATTGGCCTGCACAAATGTGGATTCAAACTTCATACAATACATCTGGTAATACACATTCAGGTGGCGGAACACCTTTAAGAGGTAATTACGCAGGTATAGGTTATACTTGGGACGAAGATGATCAAATCTTTTGGCCTAAAAAACCTCACGCATCTTGGGTAAAACATAATGCATCAGCTTCTTGGAAATCACCAATCGGTGATGCTCCAGCATTAACAGCTGAACAAACTTCACAAAACGAAGCTGGCACTCACAAATGGAGTTACGTTTGGAATGAAGCTAATACAACTTGGGACTTGACAGACGCTTTAGCATAAATTAAAAATGGTGGTGGTATGCAGAAGAAAGTTTTAACAGAACAAGCTCTATATTTTGGTGATGTCGATATGCCTAAAGATTGGGATATTGACCGAGATAAATTATCAGGCGACATCCTACAATCAGTAATTCAAAACAAAGATTTTCCGTTCTCACGAACTTGGGATATGTTAAATACATATATGCGAGATCACGTTGGTCTTGAGTATGGTGTAAATTTAGTTAACAAAGAAACGTGGGGAAATATTTATAAACCCCAGGAAACAACAGTTCCTTTATTAAATATAGATCCAGTAGATTTACGTAACTCTCCAGACTTTACATTACTCTATGGTGTAAAAGTTAAAGATTGTAATGTTAGAATACATTATGAAGATAACAGACGTAAAGGTAGATCTTGGGATATACCACTTAAAAATAATATGTTTATTATGTTTCCATCAACTAATATGTATTACCTAACTAACAATCAAAAAGATTCATTAAACTTTGTCCAAACAATAACTTATGAATATATCTAATTTTATTGAAACATATAAAGTTCCTAAAAAACTATGTGATAGTTTAATAAATTATCATAAAAAAAATAAAGAACATAAAGTAATAGGAGAAATAGGTGATGGAATTAATAAAGAAGTAAAAGATTCAATGGATGTTTATTTTTATAATCAATCACAAAATAAAAATATTAAATTTTTTTTTAATACATTAACTAATTGTGTTCGTAAGTATTGTATTAAATATAATATAACAGAAAATATGAGAACTTATGTAGTAAACCACATCCAGTATTATAAACCGGGAGGAGGTTATCCTGTTTTACATTATGAAAGAAGTGTAATGAGTCCTAAAAGAATTATAGCATATATGCTATATTTAAATACAGTTACTAATAAAGGTGGTACAGAATTTCCTTTTCAAAATGTAACATTATCTGCTACTAAAGGTGATCTTGCTTTATGGCCAGCTGAATTTACACACCCACATAGAGGTGTAATATCTCCTACTCAAGAAAAATATATTGCTACAGGATGGTTTGAATTAATATGAATATATCTAATTACTACTGGCATTTTCCAGCAGCACTTACACCAAAATTTTGTGATGATGTAATAGCTTATGCAAATTCACAAGAAGAAGTAATGGCTAGAACTGGTGGCTATGGTGATAAAAAATTAGACAAAGACCAAGTTAAAAATATGCAAAGAAAAAGAAAATCAGATTTAGTATGGCTTAATGATACTTGGATATATAAAGAATTACATCCATACGTTCACAAAGCAAATAGACAAGCTGGTTGGAATTTTGAATGGGACAGATCAGAATCGTGTCAGTTTACAAAATATAAACACAACCAATATTATGACTGGCATTGTGATAGTTGGGACAAAGTTTATGATAGACCGGGTCCTGAAAATGGTAAGATTCGAAAACTATCTATGACTTGTCAATTAACAGATGGTTCAGAATATACAGGTGGTGAATTAGAATTTGATTTTAGAAACTACGATCCACATATGAGAGATGAAAGTCAACACTTAAGAAGAGCAAAAGAGATTTTACCTAAAGGATCTATTATTGTGTTTCCTTCTTTTGTATGGCACAGAGTTAAACCCGTAACCGCTGGCACAAGATATAGTCTTGTTGTTTGGCATTTAGGAAAACCATTTAAATAATATGTATATAAATAATTACTTTAACACAACAATTTGGTCTGAACAAAAACCAGAGTTTGTAAAATCTTTAACTAAAGCATCTAATAAATATATTAAAGCTGCTAGAAATTTTCCAGAAGCTAAAAAACATATCAAAGAATTTGGTGACTTTGGAAGATCATATCACTCAACACCACTTACAGCTGACAACGACTTTTTAGATTTTAGAAATTACATTGGTCAAAAGTCTTGGGAGTATTTAGATCATCAAGGTTTTGATATGCAACAATACACAACACTATTTAGTGAGATGTGGGTACAAGAGTTTGCTAAAAAAGGTGGTGGTCATCATTCAGCACACGTACATTGGAATCAACACGTATCTGGTTTTTACTTTTTAAAATGCAGTGATAAAACATCAATGCCAGTATTTCACGAACCAAAGACTGGTGCAAGATGTACAAAATTAAAAATGAAATCAGACTTAAAAGGTGTATGGGGAGGTCACGAACAATTTCATATGAAACCACAACCAGGAATGTTAATTATATTTCCAGGATATTTAGAACACGAGTTTAGTGTAGATTTTGGTATTGAGCCTTTTAGATTTATACATTGGAATATACAAGCGGTGCCAAAAGAAATGGCTAAAGATGTTTAATATATTTAAAAATTTTTTAGAACAAAAAACCTTACAGGATATTAAAAAAGAAATTAAACAAATGCATTGGTTTTATTCTGATTATACATCAGAAGAAACTGATAAATCTAATTTTTTATTTTATCATTTAATTTTTGAAAATAACAAAGTTTTAAGTGATAAATATTTTAATACAATACTAATGCCAGTTTTAGGAAAATTAAATTTTAAATATTTACACAGAGCAAAATTAAATTTATACACAAAACAAGATAAACAAATAAAAACAGAGTACCATACTGATTGTAATATAGAGCATACAGTTGCATTATTTTCATTAAATACAAATAATGGATATACAGAATTTGAAGATGGTAAAAAAATTAAATCAGAAGAAAATAATTTAGTAATTTTTCCTGGCCATTTAAAACATAGAAGTGTTAATCAAACAGATGAAAATGTTAAATTAAATCTTAATATAAATTTAAAAGATGTCATTTAAAAAAAATAAATACACAGTTATTAAACAAGCTATATCAAAAGACCTAGCAGCTTTTGTTGCAAACTATTTTTTAATGCAAAAGCAAGTTTATGATACTTGTAAAAACGCTAGATACATTTCACCTTTTGAAAATATTATAGGTCACTACGAAGGTAAAGACGAACAGATACCAGAAACTTATAGTCAGTATTCTAATATAGCTATGGAAACTTTAATGCTTAAATGCCAACCAGAAATGGAAAAGGTAACAGGATTAAAATTATATCCAGCATATACTTATGCAAGAATTTATAAAAAAGGTGATATTTTAAAAAGACATAAAGATAGATTTAGTTGTGAAATATCTACCACTATGAATCTTGGTGGTGATGATTGGCCAATCTATTTAGAACCATCTGGAGAGACTGGCAAAAAAGGTATCAAAGTAGATCTTAAACCAGGCGATATGTTGGTTTATTCTGGCTGTGAGCTAGAACATTGGAGAGAAAAATTTAAAGGTAAGGAATGCGTACAAGTATTTCTTCATTATAACAACCGTAAAACTCCGGGCGCTAAAGATAATATGTTTGACAAGCGTCCTCATTTAGGTCTTCCAAGTTGGTTTAAACGATGATATAATCTTTAGATGGGGGCAGTACACCACCACATACCTACTGCCTCCTTTTAAGGATTATTTATGAGTTTAGGATTTGACGCAATATCAGCATTACCATTTGCTACATC